TGTGGCCGTGATGCTTTGTGCGCTGAACTGAGCAGGCGTTGTAACGTCCGTTGGGATACACATCGCCCAGAGGGCGAGATCACCCGTCTGGAAGTTTGTTGCCGTTGCGCCGTTGGTGAGCGCAATGCTCATCGGGCTGGTCGGCGTCGTGGTGCGCTGACCGTCAGCCGATCCGTAGCTCAGTGCCCCGCCGCCACTTGGCACTCTGACCATGAACGCCCAGGTGACGTTGTTGCCGCCAATGGTGACGGTCAGGTTGCCAGTCTGGCCTGCGACTGGCGTGTTCCACGTATAGACGTAGAGGTTGCTGTTACCGGTGTCTGCGCCCTGCGCCGCGTACCCGCCAGCGTTGGTCAGGCTGTCTTGCAGCGTCCAGCCCGTTGGCGTGGTGACAGTGCCACCAGCCACCGCCGTCGGCTTCATGCCGACGAACAGCAGCACGGCATCCGTGGTCAGGATGCCTGCCGGATACGCTGGTGCGACGGTCGTTCCGCTTGCCGCTGAATAAGCGGCTGCGCCTGCTACTGGGGTGCCGAGTGCCACGGCTTACCCCCTTACGGCTGGTAGTTCGGCTGTCCGAACTTGTTGCGCTGGTACAAGAACAGGAAGTTCAGGATGTAAATTTTTTCCTCGAACGTGTCCAGCACATTGGTTCCGTCACGGAAGAAACGATTTACCAGCACCGTGTTAGGTGCCCAGCTCGCGTCGTAGAAGTCCACCTGGCTGTAGAGCTGGTAACACTTGTACGGCGTGCCATCGACTACCGCCGCCTGCCCGCCAGACACGGCCGCTGCGCTGAAAGCAGAACCCGGAGTGCCGAAGCTCGACTCGCGCCTGAACCGCACGTTACCCGTGGCTGTGGTGTTGCCCACCGCCCAGGTGATGCCGAACCGCACCGCCGTGCCCGGCGCCCAGTCGTAGGGCAGCGAGAAGTTGGCGTAGGCCTCCATCGTCTGGTCCGGGTAGTAGGCCCAGGCGTTCAGGCCGCCCTGCCACACCTCAAGCTCGGGCGTCGACGGCACGCCGTACAGCACCGATGGCGCGACGGCCACGGACTGCCAGGCCTGGTCGGTGCGCGCGGCGAGGTCAGTGAAGTTGCCGTCGAGCTCTGGCCACGTGAGCGGCGATCCCTTGGTGGACCGCAGGGTGATCGTCATGGATCACCTCGTCACAGTTGGAAGATGCCGCTGGCGTTCCAGGTGATCGAGACGTCACCGCCGTTGGGCGTGACCGGCAGACCCGTGACACCTGTGTCGATGTAGGCCACCAGGCGCGAGGTGCCAGCGGTGCCGGTGTCGATGTAGATCACCAGTGCCTCGACGCTGTTGCCGGTGACCGAGGTGAAGGTGACGTTGTCGCCGTCGAACAGGCCGTTGGCGACCGTCGTGGTGGCAATGGTCTGAGCCGTGCCCACGACGCCCGACAACGAGGTCAAGAACTCGTGTGCAGCGCTGTAGGTGTACGTGCCGGTGTCCACCAGCGCGACCTTGACCGTGAGGTCGTTGAGGTCGACGTTAACCGACGCATCCAGCAGCGCCTGCTTGTAGAGGGGGTAGATCGCGTTGGCCATGGCAGTCTTTCAGAACACGGACTTGCGGCCCGCCAGCACGACTTTGAGTGCGGTGGTGCCGTCCCCGCCAAAGACGCGGGGCTTGATGTAGAGGGGGAGCTCGACGATCGCCTTGAGTGCGGCGGTGGTGAGCGTGAGCGCGCTGCCCGAGGTGTCGGTCAGTGCGTGGTAGGTTTCGCCGTCGTTGCTGCCGCCGATGGTGACGGAGGCGCCACCGAAGGTGCCGGCAACCTGGATGGCGCGGTCGGAATAGACAGCGAGTCGTACCGGCTCGCCGTCGTCATCCGCCGCCAGGTTGTCCCAGGTCGTCACCGCCACGTCCGAGGAGGTCTCGAACGGGAAGGTGGTGACCGGGACGATCGTTGCCATGCCTGCCTATCAGGCGAGGGAGCCCTCGTGGACATCGGTGAAGCTCTTGGCGTCCCCTTTGCCCATCTCGGACAGAGCCTTCGGCTCCTGCTTGGTGCTCGGCTTGACCTTGGCCGCCTTGGCCTCGGTCGAAGCCACCGGTGCGAACCACGAGCCCTTCGATCCTTGTGGGATGTCGAGCTCGTCGCCGATGCGCACGCGGCGCCCGTTGTAGAACGCTGGCTTGATGGCAACGATCTTCATGGGCTACCGATCAGAGCTGATACGGGGCGTCGTAGGCTTTCCAGCGAGCCACGTCCGTGGTCAGGAAGGCGTTGACCTTGCCTGCCGTGAACGCGGCCGTGCCGGTCACCTGCTGAATGCCGATGTAGCGCTCGTAGGCGGTGCCCTCCATGGGCAGCTGCACGGCCATCAGCGTCTTGCCTGCGGTCATGCTGGCCACGGGCCAGGCCACCGAAGACACCACTACCGTGGGCGAGGACAACGAGGAGTTGTCGTCGGTGACCAGGTTGAACTGGCCGGTGGCCGAGCCGCCCGAGGTGGCGGCCGTGTCGACCGTTACCATCAGGTACAGGGCCTGGTCGCCGCCCAGGTCACGGGCCACGCCCAGGTCGACCACATCGCCGAGCAGGTAGGAGCCGGCAGCGCCGGTGTTGAGGGCAGTGGCGTCGCAGAATTCGCCGCGTTCGTCGAGAATCATGATGAGGTTCCTTTCAAGTGAGCTGGGGTTAGACCACGCGGGTTTCGGTGTTGATCAGCGCGTCGGTGCGACGGACAGGGATGTCGTCGAACGTCATGACGCGCTTGCCTTCCACGGTTTCCCAGGTCAGGTTGGTGGAGACCTTCTCCAGGATGCCCAGGCGCAGCTTCTCGCGCAGGTTGCGGTTCATGTAGAAGCAGGCACGGCCCTTGCCCAGCACGGGGATGCGCTCGCTGGCCTGGATCATCCAGGTGATCAGGTTCTTGGTGTTGGCGAGCGTGGTGAGCTCGGACACGTCGATGTTGGCGATGCGCACGAAGTAGCGCCAGTCACGGATCGACAGACCCGAGTCCATGCGGTAGTGGGTGCGGTACCCTTCCATGCGGCCACCGGCGCCGTCCACGTTCTCGATCGTGACCTGGCCCTTGTCGGTCATCTGCAGGCCGCCCTGGCTGCCCTTCGGGTAGATGCCGAAGCCAGTCTGCGGACCCCACACGCACAGCCAGATCGAGGTCAGGTCACCACCGGAGCCGGAGAAGGCGTCGATGATGTTGTCGGCGTTCTGGGCGGACAGCGAGTTGTAACGCGGGGCCAGGCCGGTGAAGGCTTCGGGCTCGGAGCCTTCGTTGCCGTAGAACAGCGTCTGGGCGTGTTCCTGCGCCATGCCCTCGATGTGGGCGGCGTCTTCCGACAGGCGGAAGGCGGCGGTGTTGCCGTTCAGGTCAGCCAGGGCCTTGTCGACTTCGGCGTAGGCTTCGAGCATACCGCACGAGTCCGTCACCTGCGCGGTGGTGGACTTGGTGGGCTGCACGCCGCCGTAGAGCTTGCGCCAGGTTGGAGTGGGCAGGCCGGTGCGCACGGTCGTCTTGTGACCGGTGGGCAGGTTGCCTTCGACGAACGTCATGTCCTGCAGGACTTCGTTCTGGGCGGCCAGCAACTCGACGATGGAGTCGATCTTGCCGTTGGGATCCAGACGCTTGGAGACGTCCAGGAGCGTGGGGTTGTTGCTTGCTAGGGTTGCCATTTTTTAACCTTTCAATTCATGTTGGGGAACATCTTCTTGGCCATATCGGTCTCGGGTCCTTTCGGGCTGCCAGACACGAAACGGTCGCTGCTGATTGCCATGCCTGCTTTGTAGAAGGCTTTGATCACGGCCGGGTGGTTGCCGAATCCCGTCGCATTCAGCACGTCCTTGAGTTCGGGCGTGCCAAACGCGTCGATCGCCTTGCGTGCGATGGCCAGGTTCTCTGCGAGCTTGTCACCACCGATGTCTTTGTCGGTCTTGACACTCTCGACCCAGGACTCCACCAGCTGGGCGTGCGCTTCGGCCTGACGCTGGGCCATCTTGGCACCCACGTCGGCGACCTTCTGCGCGTCCGCCTGGTTGAGCTTGAGCTCCTTGGCAATCGCGGTGAACTCCTCCGCTGCGGTCTTATCGAGCGCAACGCCCTCGGGCATCGTGAACTCGTAGCTCTCGGGGGCTTCAGGCGCGGGGGCCTTGGCGTCGGGGGCTGCGGTGTCCGCCGGTGCCGTCGTGGTGGTGTCCACGGCAGTCACATCATCAGTCGTTTTCGGTTCCCCAGCGTCGGTGGTCGTTGTGCTGGATCCCGCGTCAATATCACTCATCTTTGCCCTGGTATTCTTTCAGTAACTTGAAATAACCCTCGGGTGCGGCCTGCAGCACTTCCGCTGTGAGAAACAGGCCGAGGTGTCGCTTGCCTTCGTTGAACGCCATCAGGGACCCTGAATGATTGAACGAGGTGCGGTTGACTCCGGCCTCCTCCAGCAGACGGCACACAATCCGTCGCCCTTGGGGGTGGGCCATCAACCACTTGAGATCCTCCAGCTCCTTTCGCCTCGTCTCGCGGGCCACCAGCTCTTCGCTTTCGGCATCGCGTTCTTGGCTCTTCAGGTCGGTCGGGTCTCGCATGGTTAACTTGGGGCGCATCGTATGCGGGGCTCAGGCGATCACGGACACGCTCAGGCCATGCCGGGGAACATCACCTTGGCCGTGTCGGTGGCTTCGTCTTCTTCCTTGGCGGGGCTCAACGTCATCTGCTCGATCTGCAGCTCGACGCTGCGGTTGGGCTCGCCCTCGCCTGCGTTCTCGTTCATGTTGAGCCCGATCACGCACACCAGTGCCACCAGCTTGTGCTCGCTGTCGATGGCGGGCAGCTCGCTGATGCCGAGCTTCTTGAGACTGTCGTTGTCCAGACGGATGCGCAGGCCGTAGGGGTACTCGGCCTGCTCCACCTCGGCGAGCATGGTGGCGTTCTTGGCCTGCACGGTGGTCTTCATGTCGATCATTGGCGTTCCTTGGGTTTCCTACACAGCGGCCGGGCTCGGCGTGCCGTAGCCCATCAGCCCGTTCATCACGTCCTGCACGCCCTGCGTGTTGATGTCGCCGGCGGTCTTGGCGCTCTCCACCAGCTGCGGCATTGAGGCGGCCATCTGCGCCGCCTGCGCCGCCTGAGCGCGCTGGGCGCGGATCTGCGCCACCACCTCGTCGGGCACCACGATCTTCGGGTTCACGCCGTACATGTCGCCGTAGTCGTCCACCACCTGGTCGAAGTCGATCTTGTCGAGCACCTCGGGCTTGAGCGCGGCCAGGTTGCCGACCGTGCCGAGCAGGCGGTCGACGCCCTGGGCGGCCACGGCACGCTGCGCCTGGGCCAGCACGCTGATGAACTCGACCTTGAGCTCGGTGCCCTCGAGCTCGGGCGGTGGCGGCGGCAGGATGCCAGCGCGGTTGGCGTAGTCGAACGCGACGTCAATCATCGGGCTCAAGAGCTCGTTCTGCAGGCGCTCGAGCACCGGGCCCAGCATCAGCAGCTTCTCTTCGTGGCGCTCGGCCACCTCGGTGGCGGTGATCCCGCTGCGAGTGTCGTTGGCCAGCATCATGAACAGGTCGGCGTAGTAGCTCGAGCGAATGCGGTCGCGCACGTCCTGGATGTCGAGCATCAGGTGCTGCAGGTTCAGGTTGACGTCGAACGCGGTGCGCACCACCTGGTTGCTGCCCTGGCTGTCGACGTAGAACACGCCGCCGGGTAAGCGCGCCTTGGCCGCCTCGCGGTACTTGGTCGGCACGGTGATCGGCGGGTTGACCTGGTAGTCGATCGCCTGGCCCTTGCGCAGCTGCTGGTGCTGCAGCTGCTTCACATCGCCCAGGCACTCCATCCCAGGGCTGGTGCCGTAGATGTCGTTGCCGGTGACCACCCAGCGCGGGGTCAGCGCCGGGAAAGAATCAAAGCCCGACTCGCTCAGGAACTTGTCGAAGTTCTCGCGCCCGGGCTCCAGGTAACAGGAGGCAAAGCGCTTGTTCTTGCCGTCCATCTTGCTGTAGTCGCGCTCGCGCCGGGGCTCGATCATGTGCACCACGTCGACCCAGCTGTCGAGCTGCTTGCGGTGGTACAGGTTCCTGACCGTGTCGCTCACGTTGTCCAGGCCGAACTGGTCGACCAGCTGCGCCACCGTCATCTGGAACTCGCGGCACAGGGTGTCGACCATGCCCTTCTGGTTGGTGCCCAGTGCGTACTCGCCCACGGTCAGCGGGTAATGGTGCAGCACGTTGTCGAAGTCGGGCAGCACGATGGTGGCTGCGGTGCCGAACAGACCGAGCTCCTCGTAGAGGGTGTGCAGGCTGCGGTAGGTGTTGGAGCCGGCGAAGATCGCGCGCAGCAGCGTCGCAGTGTCGTGCAGCCAGGCCTTGACCGCGCCCGACTCCATCAGGTCCTTGTCCTGGATCTCCAGGCGGAACCACGGGCGCGCGGGGCTCGTCATGCCCGACATCATCCCGGCCGCCAGGGTGCGAGCACCGAACACGGCGGCGTTGTCCAGGATGTTGTTGGCGCGCTTGTCGCCACGGTTGCGGTCGGTGACGAAGAACCGACCCGCACGCGGCTGCTGGTAGTCGCTGATGTCGCGCCAGTGCGTGACCCAGCTCGAACGCTCGCTCCACAGGGCGCTCTTGCGCGCCAGGATGCGTTGCCGTTTGTTGATCGGTTCGTCCATCACCCGCCCAGCAGACTCGTCTTGCCGGTGGTGAGCGCGCCCGAGGTCACGCCCGAGGGACCGGTGAGCAGCGAGCCCCCGCCCATGGCGGCGGAGTTGCGGTTGCGGCGCATGGAGGCGCTCACGGCCATCGAGTCAGGCTGCTTGACCGCCTGCGGGGGTGGCGGCGGTGGCGGGATGCTGGGGCTGGAGAGGCACATGCTGCGGGGTCCTTCAAAGGTTCGCGGCATTGTGCAAGGCGCACCGCTTCACACGGACACCCGGCGGTCAGAGACGGTCGTAGGGGTTGTAGTTCAGTGCGTTGGCGTCGTCGATGGTCGGCAGCCCCATGGCCCGTGCACGCGCCTGGGCGCTGTGGTCGACGTACACCGGGAAGGCGAACGTGAGCGCCAGCGCATCGCCCAGGTCGGGGCTCGGTAGCCCCCGGCTCTTGATGTCGTCCTTGCTTTCGAGCTGGATCTTGTCGGCCGGCGTGAACTTGTAGGTCGGTGCGGCCAGGTCCTGCTTGAGGTCCACCAGGTCGGGGATCGCCCCGCCCGCGCGCAGCCAGTCGCGCAGCTCGAACCAGATCTCGGCGCGCTTGTTGAGGTAGCGCGCATTCGAGGGGCTGCCACTGAAGTGCACCTCGATCACCTCGTGGTGCAGCTGGCGCAGGCGGTCGATCACGCCGCCCCCGTTGCCCGCGTCGATGAACACGGCGTCGGGCCGGAAGCGCTCGATCTCCTGCGCCACCTTG